TTGTAGCTAATTAAACTATCTTTTAGGTACTCCATAGGCCAGCCAACTTTAATTGCTTTGTCCATATCAACATTATAATTGTCCATCATAGTATCTGTAAACAAGTCAATATGATAGTTAGTAGCATAAAAGTTATCATCATAACATTCATACATTGACATTTCAGCGTGACGTACCCAAGGTTTATCACCTATAAGTCTTCCTAAGAAGTCTTGTGGATCATAACTACCAGCATGCCATAAGCCGCCGATATTAATCTCAACACCTAATAGTTCTGCCATATATTTTAATTGTATAACAGTAGGGTTCCAAGCATCTGTGTATAAGAAATAGTCACCTTTCTTAATTTCTCCATTAGCAAACATTCTGCTAATTTCGAGCATTTGTTGTGACTTATAATTGTTTGTACCTGCAAAGTTAAGAAATGCCCCAGGCGTTGTAGCCTGAGGAACTTCTCCGCCACTAATTACAGTGACGTCTTCGTTTGTAGCTCGTTGCAGTTGTTTAGGAAGATACTCTTTCCATTGCTTAGTATAGCGTGAGTCAACTGCTTCAATGTCTACAATATAAATCAATTTCCGTTCCTTGCCCGACGTTGTTGCCGACCTTGGTATTTTTGCCAAGAAAGATAACTTTCCCAGATTCGATCGCCTTTCTTATAAAGACTCTTTTCGTCATACGGTTTAGCTTCGAACCTACAGTAGTCTTTAAACTTATCTAGGTCATCAAATACTTTATTGTATGCTTCCCGATTGAAGTTAGCCATTTTATGTTCCTTTAATAGCATTAGTTTTTAGGATAAAAAATTGAACAGCCGTTTTCGCCATCTTCGGCGACATCAATTTCTACAAACCGGCTTGGGTATTTTGTAGAAATTTCTTGGTACAAATCATCTGCGATCATCTCACATGACTTGTGATTCAGTTGTATTACATCTTGTGCATACAACCGTTCCATCCAGCGTTTAAACTGAATAAACTCAATATCGCGATCGTTGTGAAATACTTCGATGCGAACTTTAAAGTGGAAAATATGACGATGCGGAATGCCTAGGAATGATACATCATCCCATTCGCCTGTTGCTAGTTTAGGATCAGTGTCTGCGCCTGGGTACATATGTACACCTTCTTTACGAAAGGTAACCCATACACTTCTGCTTGCTTGTTGTGTTGTCATTTTATCGTCTTCTTCTCTTGTTCTACGTAGCATATAATCATAATAAGCTTCATTTGTCATAGTACTAGTATACTTTCATTTGATTACTTTGTCAAGGCCATAATTGTTCCAATCCGTAAATTTATTACGGTCCATCAACTCATGCAGGCTATGGCACCAAACACCTGGATTAGTTGCTTTAAAATCTTTATCGTCAATTTTAATCATTGTGTTGTAGTTCCACTGTTTAACGTAAGGTATTACAACTCTTAACTGTGGAATAAAGTTATTGCTTTCAATAAGACCACCATCCATGAACCATTCTAAGTTAATAGTACTTGGAATGTCTAGGCTACATAAGATACCTTGATCTGTAAACGCACGGATCATTAGATCCCAGTCTTCAAACTCATCTGAAGTAACTGGCTTGTAACTGTGATTAGCACCAAAGAAGATATGTTCGCAACCTTCTCTGTTGTAGAACTCCATAATATCATGAAAGTTCTGAATGCCAGTAACAAACAATGTCTTCATTCCAAACGCAGGAGTTTTTTCAACTTCTACACCTGTAAAGAAGATGATGTCGTTTGCTTCACCTGTGTCGTAATCACGTTTCATTTTTTAATTGATCCTTAATTGTCAGTTTTTCTTTTTTTAATTGTTGTACTTCCATTTCATTAGCACGTTCTTTTTCAGACTTTTCTATTACACTGTGTAAATGTTCGTGCATCTTTTTAAGTCTTTCTAAGTTTTTCTTTTTAGGACGCAAAGCCATTTTATATCTCCTCGAATAAATTGCCAAAGGTGGTACTAGCATTCACAGTCTTCTTACCAATAGCACCACGTGTTCCTGGAATGGCCATCCAAAACTTTGAATAACTATCAATAACCTTCATAGACTCTTCTCGAGTTGTCTTTGAAAAAATCTCTTCAACAACATCTCTAAATAGAATACGATCAAACTTTTCGTCTACAAGCATCTTAGGTATAACGCCTGCATCGTACTGTCTATTAGCTTCTTGTACAGCATTAATGTGTGTCCATACGTTATGGCCCATCTGAATAGCATAACTAAAGCTATCCCAGCTCGTTGAGTCCCTGCCACGTACAGTTGTGTTACCATCTGCATCTAGCAAAGGATTACCTTCTTTGTCTAAGTCAACATCGCCTTTGAGTACTTTAATAGTACCAATTTTATTAGTATCACCGACTGAATACGTGCAAATATCGTTAACTAATAATCCGTCAGTTAATGGACTATCTTCAAATGTATTAAAGATACCGTCTTGTAGTGTAGCGTCTTTAAATCCTCGAGTGTCAGTTGCATACTTTAGTTCGTCCACACTAGGCACCATTCGATAGGTCCATTTACCTCTATCAGGTGTTTCAACTGATGTATATACTTGTCCATTAGCAGTTGCTAAAAATGGACTAGCACAGTCAAATGTAAGCATCATAGTAGGGTTATAGTACTTACGTACAGCTCGCTGTACGTCTGTTAGCAAGCAAGCCCACTCTAGTTTACTTGTGCCTAAGAAGTGCATTACATCGTGTATACCGCTTTGTAGTAGTCCATCATAGTGCAATGAAACTATACGTTTAAGAACCAAATGCACATCGCACATATTCTGACCACCCATTGACCACCCATTAAAGTGATTGTCTGGATATTTGACTGGATCGCAATAGTCTTTCATTTGCTCATACCAGTCATCGGCGTCTGCATGATTCTCACCTTGCAATACGTTAAGGAACTTACAAGCACCTGTTCTATGCTTCATCCAATAGTCATTGTTAATACGTGTTGCTTTCACAGCTTCTTGATATGTACTAATACCAGTTGCCTTTGCACCTGCTGGTGAACGTGCAACCCAAGCTGGAATATCAAGTATCATACCATAGTCCATGTAAGCATCCATCCAACGCAAAACACTATCACGTTTTTGCTGTGCTTTAGGACAATTAGGATCTTTCCAATCGCCTTCCCAAACACCTTTACCAATTTGAAAACCACCACTATCGCCTAGTGCCCAAGTATTATCACGATCTCTATTACGGATCATGTCTTCCTTAGGGCTAAACTTAGTAGTGTCTAATTCAGCATGTCCTGCAGAGTAAAGCGTCCACTTGTATGTAAATGCTCCTTCTTTGGAGTTAAGATAGTTAAGACTTTCCATGCCATTTGCAAAGTTTTTAGGCATACGATCATCAGAAACATACGGACCAGTTACAGGATCAGGATAACGTTGCTTGCCCACATAAGTTGCATAGAAGCCACTAAGTGCGGGTAAGAAATGTGCGTAATCTTGTTGCGCTTCTGTAAGGTCTTTATTCATTACTTACTCTGCGCTGGAAGAATATAATTGTATGTAGCTAAACCACTGTTAACTGTAATTTGCATAGCACCTTGATCACTAATGCTCATTGTAATATCACCACCAAGACTTAAAATTGACTGTGTTTGTGCTACAGGCCAAGCCCAAGTATGCGACAACGAACCTTCTATATTAGTCTGGAATACAAACTCGCCTGCGTGTGTGCTTTGATCGCCGAAGCTAAACACAAGATCAGTTACATCGCCTGTTTTTACAGTTTTTACGTTAAACGTAGGTTCTTCGGAATGTGCTGCACTTTGCAGTTTCATTCTTGTAATACTAGCAACATGCGGATTAAATGTTACGTCCCAGCTTGCACCTTTAAATTTAACACTTTTAAGTTTTTCATCAATAATTTGCTGATTCATAAAACGGTAATCGTTTTGGAAATCGCCTGCTGCATTTTCAAAGTGAATATGCGTAGGAATAGTTTCGCCATTGCGTTCTGCTTGCACAACATCGATCTTAGCATCTTTCTGATACTCTGGATTCTTCAAGTGCAATGCTAACTTATCTAAGTTAGGCATACCAAATGTACCAGATGCAACATTAGAAGTTGTTTCTGCTGTAAGTATCACTGACCGATCCTCGGCCATTGATTCAAATGTAGTAATTTCGCCACCCGTTACTTTAACTAAGCTGAGGAATCCCAGCGAGTGTGTTTTTGCGACTACGTCTTGTAAGATGTCTTTCATGTTATTCTCCTATGTTAAGTTTTATTATATTATCTTTATGACCGTTTGTCAAGTACTTTTCTATATTATATTTAGGTTTAAAGCCCAAAGTCTTAATTTTTTCCATGTTCGCACAAGTCCATTGTCGTTCATGTGGTGTATTTAGGCGGATAGGCAAGTTGTCTGCAAAATCACGGATCTTATATGGAGTACCCGTGCCTATATCAATAGTGCCGGTATACGTGCTTTTCATACAAAGCTCAATAGCATCGCATAAATCTTCAATGTGTATAAAGTCTCTATAGTGATCTGTTACATATTCTAGTCCACCATTAAATAGTTTGTCAAAGAACATGCCTTTGCGTGGAGTGTCTGAATAAACGGTATGAAACCGCATGCCTAGTGTATCAGCATAACGTTCAGCAGCTTCTTCGACTATGTACTTAGACGCCGCATAAGGGTTCAAATCGGGCTCGTAAGCACTGGAACTGCTTGCGTATAGTATACGTGTATCTCTGTAGCGTTCAAACAGACGCTTGCTCGCTTCAACATTGTTACGCCAATAGCCTGCAGGATCGTTTGTACTCTCTCGAACTCCACTTTTACCTGCTAGATGTATAATTAAATCAAACTCTTCTGAAAACTCTACATCACATAAGTCAAGTCCGTCTTGTAGGTCAATACCAACTACTACTCTGTCTTTTGTTTCTAATAGTCTGTTTAGTAAATGTGTACCAATAAATCCTTTATGGCCTGTTAATAATATTCTATGCATTAACTCGGTTCCTTAAATCACTTGAACTGAAACGGTGGTCTCTTTTGTTAAAGTGCAATTCGATGTCACGCTTGCGGCAAATGTCTTTACCTGTGAAATCTTTGTCGCGATACTCTTCTCCTAGTATGCGTACTTCTATTGGATACATACTAAGGATATCTTCTAAGTCTTCTTCAGTTCCGTACGGAATAATTTCATCTACATACTCTACACCTTTTAGTTGAGTATAGCGTTCAACTACTGTTTGTATGGGTGCGTTCTTGTCTTTGCGATCAACACTAGGGTCTACCTGTAATCCGCAAATTAAATAATCGCATTGTTCTTTTGCTTCACGCAACATAATTACGTGTCCTGCATGTAATAAATCAAACGTGCTACAAGTAAATCCTACTTTCAATGTTCTCTCCTTCCATCAAATACACAAATAAATTCTAATCCAAAGTCGGTATTGTTGTGGACTTTGTGAAATACATTGTCTTTAATTAATACAGTGTCACCTGCCTCGATAGCAAATACAGTATGGTCTAATTCCATTTGTCCTTTGCCATTAACAAAGACATAGACTTCTTCTTGTCCAGCATGCCGGTGACCTGTTGTACTTTTACCTGCATTTAAATGCGTACTACTCACTACAAGGTTGCTTAGATCAGTATTGTCTTTAACAACATAACGTGCATCTTCTTTAACAACCTTGCCACCAATATCCCAATCACTGTATTTCAATTTGCTATCCCCCTTTGTTGGAAATTTTCTAAAATTTCTTTTGTGTCTCTCCAACTTTTAACTTGTTTTGCAACACCGCCTGCTTCTTTTACAGCATATGCAAGACTAAAATCGTTGCCGTCTGGGTCCATTCTATCGCCAAAGAAGAATACTCTATCTTTTTGTATTTCCTGCAGCACTTGACGCTTGTCTTTACCTTTAGCAATAATGTCAATACCGGTTTCGCCACCAACCACTGCACTTACATTAGGAAAATGTTTGTTGATCCTTTCAGCAATGTGTATGCGTTCGTCGGCTTCTATGTCATAGTAAAAGTAATCTTTGCGTTGTACTTTATCTGCATTGCGCCCCACAACACTAAAGTTAACCATGCCTGGACGTTCTTCTAAATGCTTGCCGGTTTTAATTGTGTATTCACTATTTTTAAGTTCAGCATTAAGAAATTCTTTAAGTTCGTCGGTCATCTTCCAAGGATTAGTGTAAACATTCTCTTGTCGATACCATACATCGTTGCCGTTGCAATTATAAATCTTGTTTACACTCATACAAATTTCAGGACCAATCTGTTCAAGCGTTTTAGGGTTATCACTTCCTGTAACTAAACTTACTGTATTGTTTTGCGAAAAATATAAAAACCACAATGCAAATTGAGGATTTATTTTCTTCCTACTAGGGGTAAGTGTGCCGTCAACATCAAATATAAAATGATTCATTTTACTCTCCAAAGTCAAACAAACTTGAAAACGTATTATGCCTCTTAGTATCTTCTAGTGGATAGTTAAGAACTCCAATCAAGTTGTCTAGTTTGTTATCAATAATAGTTTCTGCCATAGCTATATCATCAAATGGCAACTCTTTAAACCAATCAGGAATACGTAACTCGTCTGTTGGATACGCAACACTTGTATACCCTAGTGGATTTTGTTTTAGTTTACAAACAATGACCTTCATGCCGTCTACAACTTCTTGCGAGTACTTGTCACCATTCATACGTTTGAGTGTATTCCAATTAATACTTGCTCTAACGTGTCCAGGCATGTTTGCTTTGCCTTGCTTTTCTTCAAGTCGTTGATAGTGTCCGACTTTGTTTGCACGTTTCGGACTACCTTTCTCCCAACCAGGCCTCTCACTAAACTCCTTACGGAATACAGTAATACGTTCTAGTACATCTTCTTGCGGCTTGTCAGTAAGCACCATAAGCAATAGCTCACTTAGGAACTCTTGCATAAACACAGGAGTATCTGATCTACGCAAGTCCAAGCCCATTGCTTTTACTTTACCTGCTTTGCCGTCTACATCTGTTCTAAAGCCTTCAATGTCATACACTAGTGCTGCATAACGCTTCTTAGTAATAAACAACCCTGACTGTGCTACAATTTCTCTAGCCGCTGCAATAACGTCTGATCTACTCTTTGGACAATGAAATGCTTCCATCATAAACTTTGGAAAAGTTTCATTAGCCGCTTCGCATACTTGATCATATAGTGTAATTACGTTGTCCTTATCCCAAGGAATAGAACCATTGTCAATTTGCTCTTTGAGAATAGGATAACCACTAAAGTAACATGAGTCAGTATCACCATAGATCATTGCATCACCTGTGTGATCATAAACACCTGTAATAGTCTTGTTAACTTCTGCACTCATATGCTTAACAATAGTACGTCCTGTTAGTGTTGTACTTTGTCCGATACGTTTGTCAAAGAATCTACAACCTGGATTAAGAATTGCACCATACAAACTGTTAAGCAAAATCTTCTTAACTAGCTGTCGCTTATCCCAATACTCAATCTCTGCTGAGTTGCCGGCGTCCTTAGCTTTCTTTAGCTTCTTCTGCATCTCTTTACGTTCAGCATACCAACGTTTTAAAATACCTGGAATAACACCTTCAAACTCTGTAGTAAAAATAGTACCGTTACTACTAAGCATCCAGGGTTGATGACTATCAAACACTGCTTTATAAATTTCAGCACCGCTTAGAACGTCACTGCCCCCGCTCTCCCAGTCAATGGTTAGCGCAACATCTTTACGCTGTTCCATAACTGCTTCATATTCTTCTGTACTAAAGCGTCCTTCCCAACTACCAGCAAAACTCTTCTTCTTTAAGAACATGTCTTCGTGTACACGAGCATCACTAATGTCTGGACGTATTTGTCCAATAACAGTTTCTGGCGCCATGTTTAATGCACGAATAACTGACGGATATAGTGAGTTCAAATCCATTGAACCAATCCATTTGTGCAAGCCCTTCTTAGGAAATGCTACATATGCACCAGCCGCTTGTGTATTTTCGTCATCACGTCTTTGTCGATTAGGAACTTGTAAGCCTCTATGGTGAGCTTCGTTAACAATGCCTTGTTCTGTAACAGCAACAGCGCCCATTGTAGTTTGAATAAGAACTGTGTTCTCGTGTGCAATAGTGTTAGACAAGTCAATAAAGCGTAGTTTCTTATCTAGTTTATCAAGTAGTGCTGTATCTTGAATGTTATATTGAATAAATTTACGGAAGTCGTTGTTGTATAATTGATCAAGTGTGCCTTCGTATTCAACTTTGTTTTCACCTACCTCAATTTCGCCAATAGCATCTAGTCGATATGTGTGACGCTCTTCGTAGGTGTACTTGCGATACAAATTCAAACTATCTAAGTGTACACGCCCAACTAAGTCAAACGTTTGGCTTTCTTTGCCGTACTTCTCGTACATACGCTTCTTAGGAAGTTGGCCCCACAAGCAGAATCTACGTGTGTCGTCTTTGCTTAGTACACGACTAGTCCTGTTTACAGTATATGGAATATCATATCCTTCACTGTTCCATCCACTAAGTACATCACTGTCTTCAATAAGTGTTAAGAAAGTATCAATCATTTCACTTTCTTTTTCAACTAGCATTACATTGTCTATGCCTTCGACTTCTTTACGTGCTTGCTCCATAGTAAGTGTCTTTGGAGGTACAGCAATACATATCATAGTGTCGAGCCACTGTAAATATACACTAATACTTGTAATAGGCATAAACGGATCACTAGGATCAGCAAAGCCACGTTCTGGATCAAAGTCGGTCTCAATATCAAAAAATGCAACGTTTAGTTTAGGTGCATCTGCGTTAAGATAGTTATCACTCAAACATTGAAAAATAGGATTAATGTCACTTTCAAACAGTTCTTTGTCTCTGTTAATAGCAACTTCTTTGCGGAAGTCTTTTGTACTCTTACATACAATACGACTTAGGGGGTCACCGTATACACTTTTGTACTTGCCCCTAGGGTCTTTATAAAAAAATGTATATTTAGATTGATATTCACGGTAAATTCTTTTACCATCTTTGCGTTCAACAGCTCGAATGATATCGGCGTCGCGATCAAAGAATGCGTCTACGTAGCTCATTTATTCTCCTTCGTTGCTTATGGCCAACTTAACCTTCTACATGCCTAGCTAATAGCTATTGGCGTATTATTAATTATAGCACAAATAGTTGTATAAGAGCAAGACAATTCATTACTACAAACCAACTACACAGTACTATTACAAATGCTGCTTGCCTAATTACTGCACTAACAACACCTAATAGACTTCCTACCAAATACATAGGTACAAATATCTTTGTTGCTGGATCTAAGATAGTAAATGTTAGAACAGCACTTGCACCAATTAGCAGTACTGCTTCTATCATTTCACAGTAGAACGCTACAGGACTAGTTCTGTAACTGTTCTTGAAAAACTCTGTAATCTTATCAATCACTTATCTTTGCCTACCGTAACAACAAGTGTTTCCAAATCGTCAAATTCATCAGCAACTCTATCCCAGTCACCTTTTTGTGCAATTTTAATTGCTTTGTTAATCATTGATGGCTTAATATCAAGTTCTTCAGCTACAGCCTTTACTGTTTCTTTTAGACCCATATTTAGATCCTCAATTTCTTGTAGTACTGTAACACCTTCGTTAACAAGTCGTTCTAGTTTGGCCTTCTCTTCAGCCCCGTATGTGCGATCACTCATAAGTTTCTCCTTTAATTTATATACATTGTACAGGAATTATTGTTGTTTGTCAAGAACTATTTTGGCTTTATAGGCTTCTTCAAACCCTTCTTCGTGGATATAACTTTCATTATTTCCCCAAAGTCGTTTGAAGTAGCCGTCGGCACAAGCAATGATAGTTTCATCATTTGTTCCTAAGTGACCTTTGGTCATATAGAATAACCGACATGCTTCTTTAAGTTCTTTTTCTGTCATCACGTATTTAGACCTTATACTATAGGCAATCGTAATTGTTGGTTAAGATTTGTGTTTTGCTAGTGCTTTGTAAAGTTGGGCTTTGATTGATGATTCGTTGGCATGTATTGCGGCTTGTTGTTTTTTACGCATAGGATGTCCTTTACCGTGGATACCTTTCTTACGTCCGTCACCTTCTTCAACACCGTCTTTCTTTTGTATTTTAGATAGCGTTTTTTGCATAGATATAATTTGTGATCTAAACATTGGATTTGTGATAAGTTCTGAAAATAATGCAACGTATGGTTTAATAACATCACGTTCTCTTTCAGATAGTATTTCGCCCGAAGCGGCTTTTTTAAGTCCGATAGCAATCAATGCACTTTCGTCCATTTCTGGGTCTATTGCACCACCTAAAGTTGACGCCGCAGGTGTCAGTGCTCTTACGTCTATATCTTCTTCGCCGACTAGTTTATCTTTTAAAGGGTGCGTAGTACGCTTCGGTTCTGCTGTAGGTATAGGATCACTGCCTTTAGCTTGTCCTGCACTTCCAGTTTTTTGTGATTCTGTTATTCCTGCTAATTTAGCAAAATCTGATACATTATCAATGCCTAACGGCATTGATCCTTGTGGTACTTGTACACTTTCGGTTATGTAATCTTTTGTTGGGGGAGCATCTGGAGCCGGAGCGTTAGCCATTTGTAACAATGCTTGTTTATCTGCTGCTGGGTCTGAAGGAAATAAGTCCTTCATTTTTGCACTTAGTTTGTAAAAGTCGTCCATGTTAGGCATCGCCCTTTACTCTGTGACAACTATCTCCTTTACCTCTACGATAGCCTTTCCAGCATACTTTACCATGACTGCCCTTTTTCTTTTCTTCGTCAAGTGTAGTATAACTTGGATTACCGCACTTGGAGCAGTTATCTACTTTTTTTTTTGAATCTTCTTTAACTGTTGGTTTTTCGTGAGTCCAACCTTTTTTGGCCATATCTTTATGATCTTGTTCAACTTTGGCCATTTTGCTTTTGCCAGTCTTTGGATCATACATCATATGTGGTTTGAATTTTTCGTCTTTGCCTTTTTTTGTTTCTAGCATTGCAGATAACCCATCTTTATAGCTAGAGCGTTTTGCTTCAGCAACAGCTTCGTTGGCAAACTTTGTATCGTAATCCATAGCGTGGTATACAGAGCCAACATAATCTGCGGCTTTTGTTATTTTACTCTGTTGCCAACCTTCGATGCCTTCTGCTTCGCTTACGCTTTTTAACATGTCATGAAGTTTAATTGCATACTTTGCAATTTTATACAAATCAGCTCTTGCCATTTGTACTTCATGATCACGTTCAGCCATGTCAGCTAAACTAGCTAAGCCACCTTCGTTTACTTGTTTTTTAATTTCATTGTGCCGCATTATACTCTCCGTATACATATTTATGCTTTATAAATAGTATTTATCTTTTGATGGCTTTGCCGCCCATTACGTTGGCCGTCATGTCTAGTGCATTTTTAGCAGTTCCGTCTGCGTTAGTAGCCTGCGGTGCTTTCGGTAAACCGTTCTTGCCTTTACCTACTTTACGTTTTGCACCAGGAACACTTGTTATAACAGAAACATCACCTGCACTTGTACCGCCTACTGTGGCAGTCTCATCTAACCCTGCTTGTGCTTTTGCAAGCATTGGCTTTAGTTTAGCTAACTCTGCCTTTACTTGAGGCACTTTAGGATGATTAGGATTATTTCTAATTAACTCTTCGTAGTCGTT